CAATTAGACCAGGCATTTATAGATGCTAAGCCTGTACAGGATTTAGAAGAAGCTGTCGGCGATGAAGAATTTATTCCAGTACTTATAGATATATTATCGACGCAAATACGGCTGCAACGTAAATTAGTCGATCTTACAATAAATGAATATAAATTATTAAGCCTTACGGAAAAAGATGCCTTTCAAAAAAGTTTTCGAAAGTTATCAATTAAACAATTCATAAACAATGGATATAAACCATTTTTAAAGTTTTTTGATATTCTAGGCGATGTTAAAGGCTTAGGTAGAGGAGAAATTCAAATATTATTAGGAGTGCAGGATAGCCGAACAGGTGGGACAGCTCAACATGATATTGTTATGCCAAACGGAGAATATGAGGTAAAGGAGCTGACAAAGATGGGCGATTTTGATCCGGCCAAAGCCGGCGACGTTAACAGCCACAACAACTTGACTATGCCTATCAGAGATTTTTATGACAATATAATTAGGCCATACGAAATATTCCAGGAAAAGGGTGATTTTGTAGATTCTTTAAAGGCTTTATTTGATGAAAAAGTACATGATAAGGTAGATGAATTAATTGATATATTAAATCAATATTTCACATTTAAGAAAGGAAGGTCTTCAAATTCAGCAGCACAAGTTGGTAACTTTAGAGAAATATCTCAAGTACCATTTGAAAATATGTATAGAGGGTTTAAAGCTCTTAATAAATTATTTGAATCGCCATTTGATGATGATATTAAAGATACGAGATTATCACTGAAAGGCGATTCTACTGGAACATATTGGGTATCTGATGAAGATGCACAAAAAATACAAAATGCCGCCGGCGAAGATGAGCCGATATCAATAGACGTTGGCGAACCAATTGACAATGAAAGTAATGAATTAGTAATTTGGGTCAAACGACTAGAACGGTCTGAATTTGTAAGAACTCCCCAAGTAATGGCCGACTCCGGCAAAGAAGTTGTAGATAAGTTTTTTGGCGGCGTAATAGGAGTAATATATTATAAACAAGGGTCACCGATACCACTAATTGCTAACACAGAAGAATTCGCTGTTCAGAAAGTTACCAGAGGAATGTATCGGATAGCATTTAAACCGATGCAATCTCCAGATAAATATACTTTTGTAAGAGCCCAATAAGGAGAATAAGTTGTGAGAACACAATTATTATGTACATTTGCACATAGAAAGGATTTAGAACTGATAGTTGATTATGTTAAAAAATCATACACGGTATCTGAAAAACGAATGTTCGTGTTCTCGGACGTCGACAACAAATCTGATATCTATGTGACATATAATGTAGTGCCAGATGATTACGGCAAGACTCCTAATACAATAATGATACATAGAAAGAAAGAGACAAATACATTATATACAGTGAACGCATTAAATTGTATCATATTGAAAGCTAATAATGGTATTCTAGATAAGAAATTTATCATCAACTGGCCAAATTATCAGAATTCATTACTGTTGACTGATGGCGATGAGTTGAGACATATCCATTTATTCTTAATGAAACGGATTGACATATAATTGTATATTTATATAAAAGACTAAGATGATTAAATTACAAGAACAATATGCAAGACTATTCAAAGGTAAACCCAGAAGTAATGATGTAAGTCTAATTAACGAAGAGGTAGCTGTATATAATCACTATAAAAATTCAGATGATGAAACAGTCTTCACCGGTAGAATAGATGGAAAATCATTCGACGTTATAACAGGCACAGACGATCGCAATCAATGGAAATATTATATAAAAGATAAATTAGATGTGTCAGGTAAATTGGAAGCAGATTTAACTCCAGCTCTCGATAAGTATATAAAGGATGTAGATCTAGATCCAAAAGAATTTGGTAAAGTTCAAGGTCCATCAAAAAATCTTGCAAGAGATCAGGAATTCAAAGATGCTGTTGAATATATCTATGATCAAGCATCAGATGGCAATAACATGACAGATGATATTACAGATGAAATGGGCGACTTCTTTGATGATGTCCAATCCAGCACTGATAAAGATATTAAAGATGCATATAGTGAATTAAGATCATATATTGATGGTGAGCCAGAAGAACAAGCAGAAGCAGCAAAAGTATTATTAGATTTATTAGGATAAATGAAATATATTCATTATATTTATATAAAGTAAGATGGTTTTGAGTTTAGCCATAATTAAACTCCAAATTAACGAATAACAAATAAAAACTTTTTTGTAACTTTTTTCGATAATCCTTAGGATAAATGAAATAAAGTTATTATATTATATATTAATTATTAACCATTAAAAAAAAAGAAAAAAAATGGCAATTGACTTAAACGCGATTAAGGCGAAACTTAATCAACTACAAACTACCGGCACCCGCCGTAACAATTTATGGAGACCTGAGCCAGGTAAACAAATTGTAAGAATTGTGCCGTACCAGCACGACAGAAGTAATCCTTTTAGAGAACTTTATTTTCATTATGATCTAGGTAAGAAAAATTACCTATCACCTATCACAAACGGAAATCCAGATCCAGTGGTTGAGTTTTGCGAAAAACTTAAATCATCCGGCAATTCTGATGAGTGGAAGTTAGGTAAGAAAATGGAACCTAAGATGAGAACATATGTTCCAATATTAGTACGAGGCTTAGAATCAGAAGGCGTTAAGTTTTGGGGCTTTGGTAAGCAAGTATATACCGAATTATTAGGTATTATTTCAGATCCAGATTATGGTGATATTTCAGATCCAATGGGAGGAAGAGATATCTTAGTTGAATTTACTCCAGCAGAGGCAGGAGCATTTCCAAAAACAACTATTAGAGTGAAGCCAAATGTTACTCCAATGACAGAAGATAAAAATGTTGCAGAACAAGCTGCTAACAATCAATCTAATTTAGATGATATCTTTAAAGAGCCATCATATGATGATTTGAAAGTTTCATTGGAAGAATGGTTAAACCCGGATCTAGAAACAGGAAGTTCTACAGATGCAAGAACAGATGAGCCAGCAGCGAAAAAAGAAGCTGTTCCGGCCGGAGTCAACAAAGTAGATGACGTATCTGCAGCGTTTGATACATTATTTAACGACTAATAAAGGTTATATATGGCGAAAGCAAAAGCAAAATCGAAAAGCGACCTACAAGACGCATTGGCGGTCGAATTAGCAGACGGCCTTAATAAGAAGTTTAAGAATACAGGATATCAAACTGCATTTTTCTTAGATGGAGATACTAAGGCTCCAAGTGAAGTCAAAGGATGGGTTGGAAGCGGCTCATCGATGCTTGATCTTGCAATTTCAAATCGCAAGGAAGGCGGCTTTCCAATCGGTAGAATATCAGAAATTACAGGATTGGAAGCATCAGGAAAATCATTATTAGCAGCACATGCACTTGCCAATTGTCAAAAGGAAGGTGGATTGGCTGTTTATATAGATACCGAAAATGCAATAAGTAGAGAGTTTTTAGAGGCAATTGGACTTGATCTGAATAAGATGTTATATGTTCCACTCGAAACAATTGAAGACATTTTCGAAGCTATCGAAAGTATAGTTATAAAGATTCGTGAATCAAACAAAGATAGATTGGTAACAATCGTAGTAGATTCTGTAATGGGAGCTTCTACAAAAATTGAAATGGCTAAAGAATTTGATAAAGATGGTTATGCGACAAGTAAAGCTATTATATTATCAAAAGGTATGCGAAAGCTTACCAATATGATTGGCCGTAACAAAATTTGTTTAATATTCACAAATCAATTACGAACTAGACTAGGGGTAGCATTTGGAGATCCTTATACTACATCAGGTGGTAAAGCAATTCCATTCCACGCTTCGGTAAGGTTACGACTCAAATCAGTTGGTCAGATCAAAGTTAAAAAGGACGGTGTCGATCAGGCTATCGGAATTAAAACTAGATGCCAAGTGGTTAAAAACAGAATGGGACCGCCATTGAAAACTATTGATTATGATATCTATTTTGAATCAGGAATTGATAATTACGGTGGCTGGCTCAATGTTATGAAGCAGTTCAAGTTAGTAGGAACAGCAGGAGCATGGTATACATTTACAAGAACAGATGGTACGGAAATTAAATTCCTATCAAAAGACTTCGAAAAGAAATTGGAAGAAGTTGATGGTCTTAAAGATGAGATATATGCACAAATCTGTGACTCTTATATACTTAAATATAAGCCAGGCGAGGATATTGGAATTGACGATGTTGAGATAGATGAACAATTTGTTAGCGAAGAAAGTTAATGAAAGGACGTTTTTTCGATATACTACAAGAAGTAGAAAAGGATCATAAGGCCGGTACGGGATCAACTAAGGACAGCCATCTTTTAGTTATAGACGGACTGAATACATTCATTAGAGTGTTTTCAGCCGTGCCGGCCCTTAACGATGACGGATTACATATAGGCGGCGTAACAGGTTTCTTAAGATCTATTGCCGCCGTCATCCGAAAGATAAAGCCAACAAGGTGTGTAATTGTATTTGATGGCAAAGGTGGGTCTGTACGTAGGAAGGCAATGTTTCCTGAATATAAAGCTAATAGGGCTGTTAAGACAGCATTCAATAGATATCAGGAGTTTGCTACATTACAAGATGAGTCTGAATCTATGAAAAAACAATTTGGAAGGATGGTACAATATCTAAATTGTTTGCCTGTTACTACATTATCAATAGACAATGTTGAGGCAGATGATATAATGGCTTATATTGCAAATGAAATATATACTAAGGATGAAAATAAAGTTACTATTTGTTCTACGGATAGAGATTTTTTACAACTAGTAAATAATAGAATTACAGTATGGAGCCCTATAAAAAAGAAGATGTACACTCCAAGTGTGATGCAAGAAGAATTTGGGTTTAGTCCTAAGAATTACTTGTTATATCGTTCTTTTATCGGTGATAAGTCCGATAATATACCGGGCCTTAAGGGCGTCGGTCCTAAGAGTCTACTTAAACATTTTCCTATGTTTACTGAAGATAGAGTATTGACAGTTAGAGAATTGGTTGAACATGCTACTAATGTAGATAAGAAATATAAAGTACATACATTAGTTTCAGAAAACGAAGAATTATTAGATCTTAATTATAAACTCATGCAATTACAAGAAGTTGATATCCATGGCGGGGCGAAAGAGGTAACTCTCGATGCAATGCAACGTGATATAGACAAACTTAATACTTATGAATTTAAGAAAATGTTTATGGCCGACAAAATGTATACAGTTATAAAAGATTTAGATTCGTGGTTAAGGAATTCATTTAATTCGTTAAATGCATTTGCTTCGATGGGTAAAGATTAGGATAATTGAAAAAAATTCATTATAATTAATATATGACAGATAGATTAAGTTCGTACGGGTACGCATTCCAAATTAAGGTAATTACGGGATTGTTAGTAGATAAGTCATTTCTACAACAAATATCGGATATATTAAGTCCAAAGTACTTTGAATCAGATGCAAACAATTGGATTGTATCGACCATTTTAGAATACCAGAAAGAGTATAACGCATCACCTACATTAGAAGTGATGAAAGTTAAACTTGAAAAGGTTGATCAGGATGTACTAAAAGATCAAATTATTGCTCATCTGAAAGATGCATGGAAATATACAGAGTCTAGCGATTTAACGTATATTAAAGATCAGGCAATGGACTTCTGTAAAAATCAGGAAATCAAGAAAGCTATAATAGGTTCGGTTGAATTACTTAAACAAGGTGATTATGACGGTATCAAAGCAGTTGTTGATGAAGCGTTAAAAGCTGGAGCAGATAAAGATATCGGACATGATTACCTAACTCAGATAGACGAAAGGTATACAGATGCAGTACGGTTTGTACAAGAAACGCCTTGGGAAGTTATTAATGAATTGACAGATGGAGGATTAGGTAAAGGTGAACTAGGAGTAATGGTAGCACCAGCCGGAATTGGTAAGTCATGGGCATTGATGAATGTAGGCGCCCATTTAGTAAAGAAAGGCAAGACGGTTGTCCATTATACTTTAGAGTTGAACGAGGCATATGTCGGATTAAGATATGATTCAGTGATCACAGGTATTGCAAATCAAAATTTAAAACATTATCAAGAAGACGTCAAAGCACAATTAGAAACTATAAAAGGTGAATTAATCATTAAACATTATCCAACAAAGTCTGTAGGAGTAATGGGTATCCGAGCCCATGTTGAAAAATGTATAATGCAAGATAAAAGGCCGGACTGTATTATAGTTGATTATGCAGATTTGTTAAGAGGCCATGGCCAAGAAAAGCGTCATGAGTTAGAAGGCATTTATGAAGACCTCCGCGGAATGGCCGGCGAATATGAAATCCCGGTATGGACAGCGTCCCAGGCAAATAGGTCGGCATTAGAAGAGGATGTTATCGATGCTAGTAAAATTTCTGAATCATATGGTAAAGTG